CAGCTCATCTGGGCATAAGGTATTTAATGTCGATGTTATACTTTCATCTTTCACGGCATCAATCGAAAGCCCCGCAGTATTCACTGGTGTGGCTTCTGATGGTTATCAAGTAGTTAGTCGTGGAGCAGAGATTAATGTGACAGCAGATGCACAAGTAAAATACGATGGCAACACTAAGGGCTTTATCAATAGTTTTGACACTCAGTCTTCAGCATTGTCTGGTAATATGCTTGTTATCACAAATAACAATGCTTTCGGAGTGGCTATGCCGAATGGCGTTCTCACGAATGTAGCCCTCGCAGAAGGTGATTTAATGATGCTTGATTGCTCTATTAAAGCAGTGGATGATGGCTCAACTGCCTTAGTAACCTTTGATGTGAGTGCTTAATGAAGGACTTTAAGCTCAAAGACAAATCTGTGAAGATTAAGGAGATGTCAGTAGATGATATTGACTTCTGTAATGATGTGCCACAGATGCGGTATGAAGGCGACCAAGTTGTTGCTATTACTAACTTGTCTAAGGCAAGGACATCATGGATTCGTAGAGGGGTTGAAGGGGCTGATGATAAATTCATCAAGTCCCTCTCTGAGGATGAAAAAAATGAGTTATCTCTGGCAGTCCAAGAATACCAACGCTTGGGGGAATAGACTCCCTTACATTAGAAGCGAACTTTCTCATAGAGGAACAATGTGAGGGGTGTAGGTTCCATACTTACCCCTATGAGGCTCAAGTCCCCGTCTTAATCGACGGAAAGTACACTATGCGTACATTCACCTCAGATGAAGATGTTCATGAGGTCATTGACCTCATTATTGAGGAAACCAAGGAAGTCAATTTAAAGGGTGGCAGTTTCAATATCGGAGAATCGGTAATGGCACAGCTACCCTTTTTCGCTTGTAATAATATCCTACTCGACAGAGAATCACAAAAGGACATAGCAAGATTTGTATACTCAAGGGATTTTGGTATTTCACCGTATGAAGGAAGCTACGGAGAGCAACCTGCTAAATGGGTGGCAAAAGCATTCCTATTAAAAAGTCTATTAGAAAGACAGAAATCGAAAGCAATGAAAAATGGCACTACCTAATACAATAGAAATAAAATTTGAAGCCAAGGGCGATAAAGTCCTAGTCCAAACCATCAAAAGCTTGGATAAAGCAACAAAATCCCTTATCAAAGCACAGTCTAAACTTGCTGGTGAGGGTAAAAAGCAAGTACAATCCCACAATAAGAATAAAAGTGCAATAACAAGAGTAAATACAGAATTAGCACTCCAAGGCTCTAATTGGAAGAAGGCAGGAATTAGTGCCAAATTATACACAAGTGCAGTAAAGGGCAATTCACTTGCATTAGCTAAAGTCAGAATTGCAACAAAGAAACATATTGCTGATTTAACAAGACAGAAAAAAGGTCTACTTGATACAGCTCACTCTACTCGTATCCTCGGTGGTTCTTTAGCTGTACTAAGGTCTAAGTTATTAATAGCATCATTTGCATTTGCTATGGTTGGTGCTACAGTTGGGAAATTAGTTAAGGCATACGCAAAACAAGAGAAGGCAGAGAAAAAACTTGCACAGGCATTAAAATCCACAGGTCATTCTGCTGGCATAACACATAAAGAATTGCTACTGATGGCATCGGGATTACAAGCAGTGACAACCCATGGGGATGAGGCGATAATAGAAGCTCAGTCATTAATGCTTACATTCACAAACATCAACAAGGAGGTTTTCCCTCAAGCTCTCGAATCTATTTTGAATGTATCTGATGCAATGGGTCAAGATTTAAAACAGTCTACTATACAAATTGGTAAAGCTCTTAATGACCCGATACAAGGTATGTCTGCCCTTAGACGAATTGGTATACAACTCTCTGAGACTCAAAAAAATCAAGTTAAGAATTTTATGGCTGTCAATGATGTAGCATCTGCACAAAAGATTATAATTAAGGAATTAGATACCCAATTTGGTGGGATGGCGAGGGCTGTACGACTTACATTAGCTGGTAGTCTGATTGCTTTATCCAATTCATTTGGCGATTTGATGGAAAAAATGGGTGAAAAACTTGCCCCATTTATAACAGCTCTTGCTGGTTCTCTTGAGTCTATCACGACCATTATGCAGAGTGAGGGCGAAAGACAATTAGCATTTTTAACGAAGATTGGGGCGAGTGAGGATACAATACGTCTGGCACGAATAAGACTATTGAAGGAAGAAGCACAAGTAAGAATTGATGCTATATCTGGTATAGATATTGATCTAAGTAAAACAAAACAACTGACATCGGTATATCTTGATAACGAGCAACAGTTAGCGTTTTTGCGTGATGAGTTAGGTAAGAAAAAGGAAGCACTTTCTGAAAACTCGAGAGCATTACTATTAGCCACAAAGGACTCAGAAGGATTTAATACAGCCATAAAAACAGCTAATAGCACTACGGGGGAAGCCATACGTAAAAGTGGTAACTACGGTCTTGCGATAGCTGAGGCTCGGAAAGAACAATTAGGTGCAAATTTAGCAGTCGCACAAAGTGTGACTGAAGGTCAAAAAGACGTAGAGATGGCACAGGAAAGAATAGATGCACAGATAGCTTTAAATCAGGCTCTTGCTGATTTTATAAGGTCTCTCGGGCTACTACCACCATTGGTTGCTACGACTACTAAAGCATCACTCGACCAGATAAAAGTAATAGATATAGCCAAAGCTGCTATGACTTCATTTGGTGAAGCACTTGTTCCCGGTGCAAATGTTGGGGATGCTTTTAGAAAATTCGTAGCCAACTATCTCAGTCTTATACAGGGGGTTATATTGGCTTCAGGTGCGATGTCTGGGGCTATAAATCTTGCTTGGGTTCCGGGGTTAGGAGTTACTGCGGCTATAGCGGCAATGGCGGCATTAGAGGCGGCTAAGGTTGCGGTAATGAATGTAAAATTTGCCGAACATGGATTTGAGGGTTTTGTCGATAAACCAACTCTATTTATGACTGGAGAAGGCAATAAGAGAGAACACGTCTCAATAACTCCATTAGAATCTCAAAATATTAATGGGGCAAAGGGTTCTACAACCAACGTCTACATACAAGGTGGTGTAGTTGATGAAGGATATATAAGGAATGAACTAATCCCAGCAATTAATAAAAGCGGGCTTGGAATTGCTTAGTTTTAGCACAGGCTTAACAAATGAATTAGATAAAGGGTCTACCAATGCAGTATTCCTATTAAGACTGTATTACGGGAATGAGTCAAGTTATACGGGATTATCTACTATTGACTACGATGATGGTGGTGACAATTATTATGGTGCTATCATTTCAATGGGTGACTTCTCTCAGAAATTGGATTTCTTTGGATTCAAAGGGGTTACAAATTCATTTTCTGTATCAATGGTAAATACCGAAATCTTTAATGGTAATAGATTCTCAGACTTAGTTGGAACTAATGATTACGATAATCGTAAATGGGAAGTATATGTTGTTGCGGGAAGTGCCACTAAATATCTCATTGGAACTGGTAAGATTAGTGCAAATTTTGAATATGATAATAACAAAATCTCTATAAGATTAAATGATTTCAGTACAGGAATAGACACATCCCTTCCTCGTACTATAATAAGAGAAAATGATACTACAAATAATTTTCAATTCGCACCAGAGGCTAACTTTAACAAGCCTATCCCAATGTTATTCGGAGATCACAGCCACACCAGTTTATATGATACTACTGTACTAAGCGTAGGTGCGGAGAGATGGGCAACACGCTCTAAAGTTCCAGCAATCGTTGTCAATGAATTTGATACTAATACTGGAAAGATAATAGCAAAAGCTGATACAGAGACAATATTTGAGTTAAAGGACTCAACAGTATACTACAATCAGGGCGGTATAGCGAGTGCCATTAATGGTAGTAATGCCTATACTGAAGTGACTGTGGATGAATCAGCGGCTAAGATTAGTTTTTCTGGTGCATCGGCTTATGCCCTAATTCCTCTAAATATGGATAGTAGTGTCGATAGCTCATATACAAAAGATAAGTTTGCGAAAACAGTTGAAGCGAGAGCATTAGGGGGTTCACCAGCTGGTACTCCATTCACATTTGGAGTCCCAAAGGTATCTAAATTAGGCACTATGGTTGCAGACAGTGATAGCCCAATTAGGCTATATGTAATTGGTTCTTTTAGTGATACCTTTAAACTACAATATACAGTAAGTCAACCGCCATATGATGCAGCAAATACAACTACAGCTACGTTAGGAGTTACACACGCTGGTACGGGGCAAAGATTCTTTGTTGGGGGGACATCAGTAGGTGCAGATATTACAAGTGGGTATAGTGCGGATGATAGGGTAGACTGGAATCTTGAGTCTAAAGTGACTCTGATCGTTTTAGATGGAACCTCGGCTACGGTAACGATTGACCAAGCATGGTTACAGATAGAATATATTTCAGATGACACGATAACAATGCGAAAAAAAGGGTCGCTTGGATCATATAAAGACAAAGATCAATATAAAGATTTTGACTATGGCAGACTAATGTTCTCAACAGCCATGTTAAGTGTTGATATACCCGAGGAAACACAAGTTATATATGTCTCTGGGAAAGGTCGTGAGTTCACATCGGCTATGACAAGTGCTGTGGGTGCTTACAGTAGAACTCATGGCTTTGCTACTGGGGCTTTGATAGAACATCCAATCTTTATAATAGAAAATATTTTAAGGGTAGAATTAGGGCTATCTGATACGAATATAGACACAGAGAATTTTGATGACATTTACGACCTAACAGACACTTATAAATCAGCATTTAGTCAAGATAGCTCTATAGGGGCTATGGATTTAATTGGTGATATATGTAAGCAATTTTGTTTGTATTTCTTTTTCGATTCATTAGGAAAGGCAAAATTTCTAAATTTAAAGTTGGCGACTGCTTATACAACTGCAACATTCAATATCGACTTTGAAGATATAACCTTCAATGGTGTTTCAAAGACACCAATGGATCAAGTTAAAACCAGTATTAATTTAGGGTACGATTATGACTACATATTGGGCAACAACAGGTTAAATGAAGAAAGTGCCACAACAACAAATTCAGACTTCAATTTAAATAATGTAAACGCAATGAATATAGATGGCAATAAAATAAGATACGATGTAGAGGCTTCCAGTGATACCAATGCAAGAGCCTTGGCTAATACAATATTAGATTTATATGAAGACATACACCAATCAAGAAAAAATTTATTAAGTATAACCTGCCTTAAACCTAAATATTTAAAGGCTGAGATGGGGGATTTGGTATCCATAGATAACGCCCCCTCTGATGTTAAAATATATGGTACAGCATTAAGTTCACAAATCTTTATGATAGTGAATATTACAAAGAAAATAAACAAAGTAACATTAAAATTAATACAGGTTAATTAGAGGATAAAGGTTTCATAATGGCAAGAAGTTTTATTTACGACAACATAGGGCTTACAGAGTCCACACTAACGGATGGAACAGTAAGTGGGACAACGTATGACCCCACAGTAAGCACCGTTACAAACGAGGAACGTGCAATAGATATGTCTATCAGTACAGCATTAACAGGATTCAGTGGTGCTGACGATGATGACCTCCCAGCGGGGGGTGATGATGGAACTGACGATGGACTTAGATTTGACGTTGGCACTGCAAACGCATCAACCAACGCCAATGCGATTGCAGTATATTTTACCTCAGCACACGGACACGATATGAAAGTATACTCTGGCAGTTCTGCAACGGATGGGACAGTAATGGGTACTGCTCTTGCCAATAAAACTGATAATTGGGTCGTAGGCTGGAATGTAATAACTTTTTCAGCAACCGCTGGTCAATATTGGTTTATTCATGCTACGACAGGTCTCTTTGATGATATAACAGAGGTTATAATAGGTAATAAATATGATTTTGATGTTAATCCTGAATTAAACGCAAAGACTGGGGAAGAGTTTGGCACAGATATAATGACATCCTACGGGGGAAATGAATATGCAAACAAACGCCACGCACCTAAGACTACTTGGGATTGGAACTGGTCGCATATACTTAGTACACAGAAAACAGCCTTAGAATCCCTCAATGCCTCAGTACAGGACTGGAAGAAGTTTATATATTATGATGACTCAGACTCTACTACAACTCCACCCTCAACTTATCACTATGTTAGGATGACCAAGCCTGTAACTTTTACTGAGGTTGCCCCTAACGTATATAGTGCAAATATGAGCCTTAGAGAGCAATTATCGTAAAGGCATACTTACTATCCAATAGTAAATAAAAGTCCCGTATAGGGGGTGTTTTAAGCCTTATACGTGCCTCTATGGGTCTGGTATGACTACATTCAGCTCAATAGCACTCCACCGCACCAATTCTTCAATAAAATTACTAAATTCCTTACGTTCAAGAGATTTGGTTGATTCTATATTAAAGTGATTCTTTATAGTCATGTGCATTTCTTGTTTAGTATATCCGAGTTCTTCGCTTAATATATTAATTATATTCCAATAGTAATTATTCTGTTGTCCCGATCTTACCCCAACCTGACTTAGTGTGAAATAATATTCCCCATCCTCTACTTCAACAGTAGGGGTTATTATTATACCATTCTCTACTCGGCAGTGCAGTCTGGACATATACCCATCTTCCACAAAGGTTCATCTGCTGAGAACCATAACTTACCTTCAAATATTTCCCATTTACACTCACAAACAGGACACCAACTCAAGTCTTGGTCTGCCCTTACTTCATCATATTTGTGGTTCTCTCTCTCCTTCTTCTCGATAACCTGATTGCCGAGGGCATCTATAACCCATTGGATAGAATCAGATTTTTTCCATTCTTTCTTCAATGATACCCCCTAATAGAAGTAAGTAGTTTCTGGCATCCTGTATCCTGCCCATAATAGGCTCTGAGGATGACTCTGTACCTGTGAGTACATAATTTCTTATAGAATCCATGTGTTTTAATAGATAAGTTAATGCAACTTGCTCAGATGATATGTTAATTCTATCTGCTATGCTCTTGAAATTCTTAAACTTATCCTCATCGCTAACCGTATACTCCTTGCCCTTATCAAGCATAATACGGTTTTCTTCTTCCTGCATGGACTTAGCCCATTTTATAAAGTCTTTTACTTTCATACCAACTCACACCACCCATTAGATAAGGCTATTTCCACATCTTCTTTTATCATTAATCGGATGGTTATTCCATCTTCAAGATTCACTCTCCAAAAGTTACACTTGCTTACCAATGGCTTTACCATAACACCTTCTTCTAACATCGTTTGTGTTCTCATCTGACACCCCCTTTTACTGTTGCTATAACAACATTGCCATATTGTACATAAATTTCATATTCTAAATGATATTGTGGGATTGTTTTGGTTCTCATAGTTTTTAATATGACATCCATTCCTAAATCATCATAGTCTTTTAACTCTTTTATTAAGTCATTTACTTGCATTCTTACGTTCCCTTCGTTTCTTGGCTTTCCACTCAGCAATCTCTTTTCTCTTGATTACCTTCAATTTTTTTCTCTGTTTTGCTTTGCGATTAGGCATAATAAAAAATCAATCTACTTATCTAAATTTTTATGGGGAATGCCAACCACGACATTACACTCATATACAACCTGATTCGTTCTCTACAACCACGTTATTAAGTATTATCCCCATAATTTTAATAATATCCACGCTGGTAAACTCATTATAACAAGGATTACCTGCATTAGCCATATAAATCCAATTACTTTAAGTGCTTTTATCATAAATCCTCTCGACTCTAACCTTTTTTTCTTTCAATGGGCATTTTTTCATAAGTTCTATACGATTTTCACCCGTTTTGAACCCACAATATATCCCTGATGCGAATGGACATATTTTGCTCTTTAAGGTGCAATATCCAAACACATATCATCCATACATGGTTCACATATATACACATCACCGCAATGGGTACACTCCCCTTCGTCTACAGTATCAACCAACCTATTAACAATATTACTAATATCTGCCATTTTCACCAAAAGTTCAGCTTTGGTCAGGGGTAGTAATTCCATTTCGGTGTGTCCCCAGATTGACATAAGACCATCTCTAACTTTATTTTTCATAACATCCTCCCAAGTAAAGATTCAACATCCCCGTCTTTGTACTTCATTATTAAATTCTTTCTCCCTTTTAATTCATCATACCATTCCTGTCCACGCTTCTCTATTGCCCATTCCACAAATTCAGCGGGTGTTTTATGGGCAGAGAACTTGGATGAAAACACATGGCATCCGACACATAGACAAAATCCATTATCTACATCCCACCTGACTGACCTGACTGACCGTGAATAGAAATGATGAGCATTTAAGGGAGATGTTTTATGACACTTCTCACACATCCCATATTCACGGACTTTGCTACTCCACGCTAAGTCGAGTTTCTTAGTCAGGCTCTTCTTCAAAAGGGTAGGTCTTCCTTCTTCTCAGGTATTTTCTTGCCATCAAGAACATTCAATAGGCTTTCCATACGGTCTTTAACTTCACCGTAGTTCAATTCCTCGCAAACTCCCATAGATTGCACGGCAAGTTTCAGACATACCTGACGATGTATATCTTTAGTCCTGTCGTCTGTGGTTGTAGCTTTATAAGAGCCACTTACACTTGGGGGTGGTGGTGTGTTTCTGATTGGCGTACCTTCTTCTGGTATGACATTCCAGCCAAACTTACCTGCTTCGTATTCTTCTTTTCGGATATTGATAGAATCACCCTTGGTAAAGTTCCGCAACTTTTCATGCAGGGCATCTGTGGCAAATAATCCAGTCTCTTCACCACCATGCTCAAAGGCATACAAGTGGTACATACCATAACTATTTGTTCCTTCGATTGGTGTATCGTAAAGAAATTTAACCACATTATCCGTATTGGCTTTTATTTTTAAGGTATTTCTTTCCATTTATTCTCCTGTTACTTGTTTAATAAATTCTGGTGTCATAAGGCTTTTAGAGGAAGTTTTATCTTCCATTGCGAACCCGCTAAGATAGGCATCCCTATTTTTATACTTATCAAGATAATATTTGATTCCATCCACCGCATCATCGTATTCATTTCTTGGGAAAGACATGGAGCCTTCAGAATACTCGTCGAATCCATCCCACGATATTGTGAACCAATATAACCCAGAATCACCCTTATACATCTTTTTTCTCGATTGTACAAGAGTGTCTTTCGAGGAATCTAAAGAGATGTTCTTTTATCCAATTTATTTCTTCTTTTGACATTTCTTTTGGGAATCCTATCTTGTAAGAGCCTGTTATTTCTTCTTTATCCACACCTAATATTACCATATATTAATCTAAGAACCAAGAGTTATCTTGGCAATGGTCTCATTAGTTTTTTTCTATCGTGGACAGATAATTCGCTCTGCAATTTTCTCGATAATGCACCACAGTCATCACATCTGTAAGATTCATACCTGTTTGCCATTGTGGTATAATAACCACCATTAGCATGGACATCATCACTACCACAAGATGGGCATACTTCACCATCCATATATACTCCGACATTCGGGTGGGATTTAATCCAAGGTCTTAACTCAAGATATACCTCTTCTAATAGCCGTACATCTTCTTCGTTATATTCAAGCATATTGTGGAGTGCCTTGGGGTCGCCCCTTAAACAATCAGTCCACAACTGAAAGTTTGTACTTATTTTACCTTTATTTGTCATAATCTGCCCTAAATAATCTAACCTATTAGATGAGAAGGCAAAATTACGCTTGGCAACCTTTAGAGTGTCGATTGATTGGTATGGGGAAGGGGGTAGAAAACCGTTCATGTGGAATCTCGTATTGAGTTTTTTGAGATCAAATTTATCACCATTATGGGCAATCACTACATCTGCTTGGTTGATTAAGTCCCATATACCACCCAATACTCTCTTATCATCCCTGTTCATAGCTTCTTTAGAAGTTTGAATATCAGATATAACACCCGAATCACACAACCATTTAGCCGACCAAGACAAGACATTCCAATCTTTTATTACATTGCCGTGCTGAATATATTTATTCCCGAATAAACCCCACACATATACTTCCATTGGGGTTGTTTCTATATCAAACAGAAGGATTTTAACCCCTTCGGGTGATAGATAGAATGAGTCCCATTGACCACAATCCACACATCTCGTCCTCTGTTTGCCGTTTCTGATACCTCGTTTATTTACATTTCTGTGTTCACATTTCATATTGACTCCGCTTGTAACCATTTATTAAGTGCTTTCTCCCATACATCGAATGTAACCTCACCTTTCTCATACCTAACCCAGACTGCATCAAATTCTTCCTGTAGTCGTTTCCGCATTCGTCTAATCCGATAGTCCATTGTAGGTTTGTTTTTTATTTTCTCTATTGCTTTAAAATAATGGCTTTTCGTCTTGTTTAAAATATTCTCCATATTTGCCGTTCCTTATATTAAAATTTAACTTACCTATACCCGTGTATCCGTTTTTGTATTGGAAACGAATCTTTTGCACATGAATCCCTACATAATCTTCATCTTCATCCTTATGCCTATGTACTGTTATACAGTTATCTGCTTTATTATAAAAGTTAGCACTTCCGCTTATATCATAGGGCGTTGGGACAACAACCTTCCTATTGTTATCACTCTCCATCTTTCTTGGGTGTGCCACTACCCATATATGAATCTCATGTATCTTTGCGAATGTATTTAGACTCGCAAGTATCCGAGATACATAATTAGTCTCGTTCTCTGAGTCTCGAAATTTATGCTCAACTGTATTCCACGGGTCAATTACAAGTCCATTCAAACCATAACGGAAATTTAATATTCTCGCTTGGTCTAATATGCTCTCTATGGTAACAGAATCTTCCTGAGTCCCAATGAACTTAATGTGATCGTTTAATATACCCATAGAGTTACGTGCAGTCTCTTCGTCTATTCTCTCGTCTCCCCAGAACGCTTGCCCCGTAAATTTACCAACTAATTTCAGAAGGTGATGTTTTACTGGGAAGTTCTCTGCTGAGAAGATACCGAACTTCCATCCATAATCTTGAATCATATTAATCATCAGGGCATCCATCCACTCGCTCTTGCCCATATTAGGTACACCCGTTACAACGGTTACTTCAGAAGGTGAAACCCTGTAATATTCATCTAATCCAGACCATCCTGTAGAAAGACCCTTAGAATCTGGCTTATTTAATAAATCAATAGCATCCTCGAGGACATCGCTGACAAGTACAACACCATCTATCGGGTAAGGGTGGGCATCTGTTATAATCTCAGTAATCTTATCTTCACCGTATTTCATAAGAACTTCATTCATATCCTTACAGTCGGTGGGATAGGTTACTCGATAACATTTCTCTCTGCCTATCCTTCGAGATAATTCATCTCGCATGGCATGACCAGCGGGGTCGTCATCCATAGCCAGTATAACGGTGGTTGCTCCCATAAGGTGTTCTTCTGCTGATAGTAAATAAGAGAATTTCCTATCGCTTGGATTGGAATTGGGTGCTATTGCCCCATCAGGAACACTAACTACATTATTATAACCCGCCTGTACCATCGAAAGGGCATCCATTTCCCCCTCTGTGATTATAACAGCTTCCATCCCGACCATGTGGTCAAACCGATAAAAACATTTCTCAGCATCCTTAGATTGACGATATTGTTTATCCGAAGTCCTGCTCTTTATATTTACAACCTCACCACCCTTATAAAAGGGGAATTGAATCCATCGGTCTTTATAACCAATACCAGCATCACAAACCACCGCCTCAGATATACCCCGTTCCTCAAACCATTTTACAACCTCTTTAGGCAGATCGGTCAATGGTTCTTCTGGCTTTATAATCGGTCTCTCTATTGGTGTTCTGGTCTTGTTTATGCTCCCCTTCCATCCACAATGGTGGCATTTATAAACACCCTCATCTATGTTAACACTAAGGCATTGGTCTGAAGATTTACGCCTATCGTTAGAACACTTAGGGCATTGTGTTTTTTCCTGCCCAGAAGTATGCCTTAGATTAATCCCTAATTCGTCGAAGGTCATAGGCATTCTGGACAAGTTTGATTTAACATTGGTAATCTATTAAAATTATCATTGTCGATATAATAGAATCCATCTGCATCCTTACCCCACGGCTCACCACATTCGCCACATCTTTTTGGCTGAGTTTGGGTGAATTGCCTTTTGTGTTTGTCTCTACCCTTCTGGACGGCTTGTTTTTTATCACCATTCAAATCGAACCAATCTTCACCAAAATAATATACAAGTGACTCTAAAGAGGATAAATATCTCTTTTTATATTTATGTTCTTCCGAATCCCTCGTTATACCTGCTGACGGTGATATTAGACCCAACCTTACTTGATTTCGTATTTCGGGGTTTCTTAGACCCCCCCATTGTGTTTCCATTTTATTCTCCTTTAGAATATGTTAATATCTATCTCGGTATCTTCATATATACCCCTACTGCTCGGATAACAACTATCATCCAATTTTACATATTGGCATTTTTCTGCACCCTTTTTTCTCCGCTTGACATAAACGCCTTCGATCTCATACTCCGCTAAGACATCAAAGTCCACAGTCTCTTCGTTCCATTTAGTGTCCCTCTCATACCGATATAAGTTTGGCTTGCCATCTATGTCAATGGAAAATGTTATTTCCTTGTCGTCAAAATCCAGTTTATAGTCTTGTTTTTCTAAGAACCACTTGGATATAGCCTCTGCAAACTCCCATCCGTCTATTTGTAGTCTCATCTTATTCTCCTTTAGTTAGTGTACTTGATTTGTAAATTGGCAAATTTAGTCTGCCCATTTTTACTTTTTGTTCTTAAAGTTCTGAGAGATAATAAATTAGATGACCAAAAATCATCATCCGTTGCCCACCTTATAACATCCCTAACTTCCTTCTCACCCCACCCATCTATAGTTATAAGATCGAATAAGGTATTTACAGAGCCGACTGTTAGTGTATTATCATCAAACCAATCTGACTTTATATGATTAGGGAATTGTTTATGTTTGGCAGTATAAAAATCCGTTACTATCTTCTTGAGATATTCCATCTGCCCCTGAGTAATATTTTCATTGTATTTAATTTGATGCCTCTTATTAGAGTATATATATCTTATATTATTATTTATAATAATAGCATCGCCTGTGTTTGATATGGCTTTAGCATTGCCACCCTCTGAAGAAGTACCAGAAATGGCATCTACCCCACCTTGTGTATTTGATACGGCTTTTTGTAAATTCTCATTACCCCCACCTTGTAGATTTGACACGGCTTTTAGCATAATATATCTTTTTTTGAATTTTTGGGTGTTTTCTTCCTTCTCAATTATAACATCAATGTAATCAAGTTCCCTAAGTTTAGTCATTGATGCGGATACTGTAGCCTTCGTACATCCAGTAACATTGGAAAAGTATATGTTATTCTTAATACATACCCCCCTGTCATCAAGGTTGGCAGTAATCTCACAATAGATCAGCTTATCCCTCGGTGAGAGGTCTATATTGTGTCTAATGGGTTTCGGAATATATCCTATATAACTCATCTAATTCCTCTGAAGAACGGGGGCGGAGAAAGGAGGAAACCGCCCTGAGTCCGTTCATAAAATCGGTTTAACGCATTTGTCAAAATAATCACATTCCTTTCCATCTCTTAAAAGACATAACTTGCCTTCCTTTTCACTATCTACCCATTGCTCGAGGTGTACTCCAATCATTACACCAAGACAAATATAACCTGTGGTATAATTGGCACAATGTTTGGATGGTAGAGTATTTTCCTTCTTTTTCATAGTTTACATTAATACTTATTGGGTAATAATACAACAGACAGTGTGGCAGAAAAGTACGCCACTATTACGCATTATATAACTCCAAATCATCTTCAAGTTCGTTAATATACTCCCAACATTCTTCAAGTTCATTATTGGCATCGTGGAGTTTGCTATATGCCAGAATTATACCGCACCAAAGTCCAAACAAAAATCCTACAGTAGCTACCCAAAACATATTCATTTTAATACTCCTCAATTATAAAACGCTGACTATTAATTGGGATAACTATAGTCTCATCAATATCCTCATAGTCATCATAGTCTGTATTGTGATCTGCATTAAATTCCTCAATGCTATCATATTCTGTATATTCACAGGCAAATGCTACTGCATCGAGTTCCACAACATCACTTTCATTAAGATGTAAGAATAGTTCACTCAGTCCATTATAACTGAACCTATCCTTTAACCCACTCCATTCAAAAGCACGTCTAAATTGATATTCATCTATTGTCTGTATCATTTTTTCCTCCAAAGTAATGTTATAATTATAAGTGTTATCATCCACATCGTATTTATAAGTACGAATGGGTTTAGTATGTAATCAATCATTATTCCACTCCTCATTATCAATATTTCTACGAA